CGATCCCCATCCGAAGCGAGTTTTGTTTCGTATGTCTTCAAGATCGCGAATTTCGTCATGCATTCTTCGCTCGGCGAGGGTCGCCTGGGTCGATTGTCCGATCAGCTTGGATGCCCGCACCTGAAGCGCTCGATTTACGATCGCTTTCACGCAGCTCGCTCTTACGCTCTCGCTTCGGTTCGTATCCTTTTCTTTGTTGATTTCAGCCAATCTTTGCTCGGTATAGGATTCCGGGTCTTTCCGGCGGAACGATACATCTGGATCAAGTGCTCGCAACACAAGATAACCCGGCAATCCATGGCCATGCAGTTCTTGATACTTATCAATCGCATCAAGCGTCTGACATAAAAGGCCAGCAATCCTCCATGTATTGCCGCCGCCCGCAGACGCTCTCATAAGTTCTGCTGTTAGCTCGCTGATGCTGCAAGCGAAGGCTCCTTCCGAGTCCTCTCTCGCGGCCTGGATGTCCGGCGCATTAGTCATGTGAAGGTCTCCCAGTGAGATTTTCGCCGTAACGGAACGTGCCGGCCTTGCCATCGGTCGGCTCGCCGGTTTCCAGGTCGACGACCGGCGATCCTTCCAGGCAAGCGGCGTGGCAGGTGCCCATCTCGATATCGGTGGCGCAGAGATCGTCATCGTTGATGGCGACAGCGCAGATGGGGCATTGATAGGTATCGTCATCGGCTTTCGCCTGCTGGGCATCCTCCTCCAGCATTTGCTGCCAGAGACGGAAGCCAGCGAGCTTTCGGGCGACGCGCGCCTCGTCGAGCCCGTCGCCGACGATCTCGCGCAGCCATTGGGTCGCGGCGAGAACGTCGGCGATCTCGTCGAACAGCGCCTTGCGGTTTGGCTTGCCGCTGACCGGCTCGCCTTCGTTGATGCCCTGGATAAGGCATCGCGCGAGGATCGCCGACAGCTCACCCGCCTCCTCAAGCGCTTTTCCGAGCGCCTGGTGAATGAGAACGTCCGGCTCTGGTTTCCAGAGGGTGATGTCAGCCATTTCGTGCCTCCTTCGGATTGAACGCCGAATAGAGGTCGCGAAGAATGGCGGTGAAACGCTCCTTCTCCTCGCTCGTCGCTGACGCAAGCTCTTCAAGGAATGGCGTCACCGGCCCGTCGCAAGCCTGGGCTCGGCTTTCGATCAGGTCGACGAACGAGGTAAACCGTCGTGCTGCGGCCTGGACAATGCCTTCGCTGTCCATCCGACGGTGGACCATATCTGCCACGGCTGGAAGGTCGTCACCGGTCATGCAGAAGTCCGCTGTCGGCTTGCCAGGGAAGCGGACGAGAACGGTGATCTTGGCGTCCAGTTTGAAGTTCTTAAGGATGGCGTCCATGTGATCCTGGACGTCCTCGGCGACGCGCTGCAGGAGGTCGGTCACGTGTTTGGGCTCCTCAGTTCGGGCTGAGTGGCCTCAAGAGCCTGAGCTTCCTCCGGAGAAGCTACCTCAAAGAGGGGATGCACTTCCCCTTCCTGGTCGATAAATTCGAGCGTGTGGACGCGGAAAAGGCCTCCGAGTGTCCAGTTGCATGGCTTGCCATCAGGTTCCTTCCGGGGCGCTCCAGCCCCAGTCTCTCTACCAATGCACGAAAAGCCGATGAACCTTTCAGCGGTATCTGCGTCACAGCCAGCATTGATGAAGCTCTGTATCGATTGGACAGTCTTGCAGACCGGGCACTTAAAGGCGGCGTGAACGCGGTCGCTGACGCCTTGCGCCTTGAGGCGCGCCCGAAATTCGTCGAGGGAAATCGTCTCGCGATTGCTCTCCATCATCCGTTCCCCTTGACGCGCTTGATCTTGGTGATGATGCCGGGATGCTCTGCGCCGGCGCGCTTGCCGGCCGATGCGCTGTCACCGGCGGTGACGTCGAGCTTGGTGCCGTCCTCGAAATGGACGCGGAAGAGGGTGTCAGCTGACATGGCTGCGCTCCTTCTTGTTTTCATCGCGATAAAATTTGAGGAGATCATCGCCAGCGGACGGATTAATCCGTTCCAGTTGGCGCAGCGCCCAATTCAGCCCGTCGGCGAAGCCGCGGGCCGCTGCCCTATGGTGGTCGGCGATTTCGCGTGTCGATTTTTTGATGTAGCGATCTTCGACAATCGTGCTCACGGTGACCGCAAACGCGCCGCGTGATCTTGGCTCTGCCGGCAGATATTGCACCATGCCCGGCTCGCCGCCGACTGGCGTGGTGCGCCACCACTCGTGCCTGATGCTGGATGGCTCGGCGATATAGCGCTCATCGTATCGAGCATCGGCGCCGCTGTAGCAATTCGCCGCTTCCTGGAAGTGATGGAGCGGATGATGGCCCCTGGTCCAATAGCCCATTAGGCCGCCATCAAGGTCGCGCAGCTCTTCGACGGAAATGCCATGGCGACGGTCTTCATCCCATTTGAGTGCGGCGAGATGCAGGAACTGCTGCAGCTCATCGCGGGTGATGAGGGCCATGCCATGGTTCTCTTTGGAGGAGCGGCCATCCTTGGTGGTGAGTTCCTGCCAGCATGTGGCGAGAAGCGTGTCAGCCATTGGTGAACTCCGTCATGAACCCGCCATGGACGTTGATCGCGAGCAGCAGCAGCTCGGCGATGTCGCGGACCTCGGCGTCGGAACGCTCGCGGTTGACGTCGACGACGAAAACCATGTTGCCATCGGCGTCGGCGATCGTGCCGCAGTGGCTCTCGTCATGGTGCAACGGCAGGCGGATTTTGAGGTGGCCGAGGGCGACCGAGAAGAGGGTCGAGGCGTCAACGGCCATTGCCGACGGCGGGGTGGCGAGGGCGCTAGTTGCCATGGGAGGTGCCCTCCCGATCTGATATCGCCTTTGCGGCGGCATTACGCAGCGCCCGGTCGTCGGTGCGGCAGCCCTTGGCGTCGATGACCGATATCAGGGCGTGGCAGAGGCTGATGATGGTTTCCTCGCTGACGAGGTCCGTCACGTCATCCTGCCGGCTGAGCAGGATCCTGTTGACGGCGATCAGTTCGCAATTGGCCGAGGCCATATGGTCCAGGGCCGCGGCGATGTGCCTGAGGCCCTCGCCCTTCAGTTCGGCCGCGACCATGTCATCGACGTCGCCGACGAGGCGGAGGGCCGGGCGGGGCGCGGTGCGCGGGAAATGCAAAATCTCTGCCATGTCAGTAGCCCTCCATGGTGCGGAAGTGGGTGAGGAAAGAAGTCCACTCGGGATAATCGCGCTTCAACGCGGCCTGTTCGCCGTCGATGAAGAGGCGCAGGAACTGGCGCTGGCGGAAGAGATCGAGACCGAGCGCATACTCGATCGCGGCAATCATGTCCTCGTGGCGCCGTTTGTCGCGGCGCACCATCCAGACGAGAAAACCGAGGACGGCGGCGGTCTGGATCGCCGCGAGCACTGTCAGGGTCGGGGTGATCGCCATCACGGGCTCAGATCCCCAGTGCGAAGGAGAAGGCCAGCGTGAAGCCGACCGCCAGCAGCAGTGCGGCCTCGGCACAGCGCTGGGTCTTGCTCCTCATGCGTATCGTATCCAGCATCCGCTCTTCGAGATCGCGGCGGCTGTCATCGGAAGTCAGGATATCAGCGAGGCTCCTGCGGGCCGTCGCGACTGGCATGACGTGGTTCATCGGATTTCCCCTTGTTCATCCGCTTGGGAAACCGCCCCGTTCCTGGTCGGGGCGGAGACCGAAGCCGGATCCTCGGTTCGGGCCAGAGGACTAGGCGGCCTCGGCGAGCTTGACCTGCTCGGCGACCCACGGGACGTTGCGGGCCTGGCTTTCGAGGCTGATGCCGGCGGCAAGCAGCGTCTTTTCGGTCTGGGGGCCACGGTCCTGATAGAGGCGCAGCATGATGCTGCGGTCGCGCCGGTCAGCGGCAGTAATCTCGCTTTTGGTTTTCATGATCATCTCCTTTGATCCCGACCGCGCCGGCCGCCGCTTCTTCGGGAGGAGTGTGAAGCGGCGGCTGGCTTTTGCGGTCATCCGGGGAAGGGAGGAGGATCGCCGGACGAGATGGAAATTAAATCTACATTCGAACGGCGTCAATAGGGAGATAGAAATAAAATCTATGTTGGTGATTCGACTCGACTCCGGGTGCGTTCTCAGGATTAATGAGAACCAAAGGAGAACGGCATGCAACTTTTGATCAGCGAAGTATCACGCGAATTTGAGCTGCAGATCAGATGTGAGAACTGCATGCGGGAGAGCACGAGGCTAATTAAGGTGCCCAGGATCGATGAAGCGCCGAGCGACGTAGAGGAGCTATTGGAGAGCGGCCTTCTGGGAAATTTGCGGTTCTCATGCGCCAAATGCGACAGCGCTATCGGCCTTCTCGTCAGCGCCTCGCTCTGCGGCGTACATGACGCGCGCGCTGACGGAACCTAAAATGGGAGGTCGTTGACAACCCTTCTAACCAGGCCAATGATCTCGACTAGCGTGCCAGTGTCGGCATCCGGATCGCGCGGCACAACGATAGGCTTATGCTTTGGGTTCGTAGATCTCGGATGATATTCGGTTCTGTCCTGGTAGAGCTCGATTTGCTTCACAGACCATTCGCGTGTTTGTCCGCCGTCGCGGGATCGCTCTACGACCACCACCATCCCATCGCGCAAGGGCGCCTCGTGGGCAACATCTTCATAAGAAACGCAGATGACGCGGTCTCCCGGAAGAATGGGTCGCGGACGCAGCTCGTTCATGGAATCGCCGGAGACGTCGAAAGCCATCAACCTAGCGCTCGGAAACCGATCGTCGGCCGGCAGAGAAAGTAGTTCTCGTTCTGACTGGTCCATGTCGTCAACTTCGCGGAACGTGCCCGCTTCGACCTTTCCGACAACGGCGACCGGCAACAGACGGCCTTCAATGGGGGCGGCTTCGACGTCGCTAAGCTCAAGCCCGTCTCGCAACCAGAGCGCTGACTTGCCGATAGCTGATGCCAGCTTTTGCATTTCTTCGCCGCGCGGCTGCTCAATCTTGCCGTTCAGATATTTGTTTATGTTCGCATAGGGAATACCCGCGCGCCGTGCAAGTTCCGCACCGCTCCATCCGAGTTCTATCCGCCTGTGGTCAAGTCGCTTCCACCAAGTCATGAAACGCATATTAAATCCGGAATTTTTTTCTGGTGTAGATTTCCCATGGCTTGAAGCTAGATTTAAAATCTAGTACAGCTGCGTGCATGGAAGCGGAAATCACTGTCACAAAGATCATCAAAGAAGCCGGCGGCGTGGCTGCGGTCGAGCGCGCCTGCATTGACGCCGGTGTCGTGATTACCCGTGACGCAATATACAAGTGGCGGCTGACGGGCATCCCCGACCGTCACTGGCGCGTGCTGATTCCACTTACGCCATTTGGGCCCGAAGAATTCTATCGGGCCAACTGTGCCGCCCGCGACATTCCCTATCCGGAAACGAGCGAGGCCGCCGAATGATTTTTCCCCAGCGCCGCGAAGGTAGTGATCGCCGCGCCAACTCGCGCCGGACGGGCGGACCTTTATCGTCCGGCGCGCCTTCTTTTCGTCGTTTGTCTTTCGTCCAGGCATGCGGTCCCCCGTGATCTGCTAACGGGCTGAGTTTTCACAGTTTCCAGCGTTTCCCACTACGGGAAAAACCGCCCGGATTTCCCGGCGCGGGAAAGGATTTGTCATGTCTTCTGATGCATGGTTTCACCGGATCAAATCCGCACAGCGGGACTTGATCAAGCTGGTCGGCGGCATCGAGCGCGCCGCCGAGATTTCTTCCGTTTCTCCCAGCCATATCGGCCGCATGAACAATGCCCGCGACATCGACATGATGCCGCTGTCGGTCGTCTACGCGCTGGAAAGCGAATGCGGCGTTCCCGTCGTCACACAGGCGATGGCGGAGCTCTCCGGCCGCCGGCTTTCCGATCCCGAGGCCGAGCAAAAGGCCAATATCGGCGTGCTCGCCTCCTATTCCGAAGTTCTGCAGAAGGCTGCGGCGCTGATGGCGACGGGAGCCGCTGCCATGGCCGACGGCAAAATTACGCCGGCCGAGGCGCATGCGATGGACCGCGAGGCCAACGAGCTGGAGCGCGAAATGTCCAGCTTCCGCCAGGCGCTGGCCGTGATCAAGGCCGCCGGTGGCGGCAGGGCTGACCTGAAAGTGGTGGGGGAGTGATGGACGGATCCTCATTGCCTGCAACGGCCAATATCTCCGCGCGGCCAGTCGCCGCGCTCGACTTTCCGGATCTGCCCCGCGCGGAAATTCCCGACTGGATGCCCGAGGTTCGCCTCGCCGATCCGGCGTCCCTCGTCGTCGACGAGGGATATCAGCGCGGCCTCTCCGATCGGTCGATACGGCTGATCCGCAAGATCATCGCCGAATGGAGTTGGCTCGCCTTCAAGCCGCCGATCGTCGTCGACGTCGGCGGCGTCCTGCATGTGATCGACGGCCAGCATACCGCGATCGGCGCGGTGACGCATGGCGGAATACCGGTGATCCCGGTTCTTGTCGTTCGGGCCGAGGCGCTGGCGCAGCGGGCCTCGGCCTTCGTCCGCCACAACCGAGACCGGATCCAGGTGACGGCGACGCAGCTGCATGCCGCCCTTGTCGCCGCCGGCGACGAAGACGCGCTGACCATGGCGCAGGTCTGCGACCGGGCCGGCGTCAAGCTCCTGAAGAACCCGCCCCCGATGGCCCGCTTCAAGCCGGGCGAGTGCATGGCAGTGACCACGATCCAGGCGGTGATCTCCCGCCGGCATGCCAAGGGCGCACGCGAGGTGCTGGAAACCTGCGTCAAGGGCGGGGCAGCCCCCGTCGGCGCGGTGCTGATCCGGGCGGTCGAGCATCTGATGTTCGACAAGGAATATAAGGGTCAGATCGAGCCCGAGCGCATCTCCGCGCTGATCTCCGCCATGCCCGACCAGATCGAAAGCGAAGCCAAGCGCTTTGCCGCCGAGCGCAAGGTGCCGCTGTGGCGCGCCATGGCCTCCGTGCTCTTCATGAACCGGAGGAAGGCGCGTGTCTGACGACCTGGTTGGCATTTTGCGGGAAGAGAACGCGACGCTTCGGGAGCGCGTCCGGCAGCTGGAAACGCTGCTGGTGCCTGATGACGTCGTGGTTCCCGCGGAATGGCAGCTGGCCAATGCTGAGCGACGGATCTTCTCGGCGCTCACGCGGCGCGACGTCGTCACCAAGGAAACGCTCTATCAGGCGCTCTACAGCGACCGGCTCGACCTCGACAAGGAACCGGATTGCAACGCCGTCGAGAGCCACGTCAGCAAGCTGCGCAAGAAGCTGCGGCCGTTCGGTGTCGTGATCATCAGCAAGCGTTTCACCGGCTACAGCCTGATGAACCGGCAGAAATACACCCATACCCCCCC